GAGAGAGAGTAAGAAAGAGAAAGAGAATTATAAGCATTGGTCTCAAGTACGTCTGTTTCATTCGTTGAAGCAGTATCCTAAGCAGTATAAGATATTGCCACCACGTAATCCGAAACAGTTATTTGTGCTGGAAATGGTGTTTAAAAAGCATTAAGCGAAGAGTATTTTTGGCGGTATTACCGCCATTGATATCATACGAAAGAAAAGGAGAGCTACGAAGATGTTGCCGAGCATAACTTCAAACGATGCCAACGGCACCGTTGAATCATTATACAATAATACACTCTTCATCAATTCTGATAAACTGGGCAATCCGTCCTCTTTTTCATATTGAGTAAATATACACCGTTTATACACACGATGGGACACTATGATAAAGACTAGTAATCCTAAAATGAAAAAGCATTCTTGAAAATTTGTAGAAAACAGCGCACCGAACAGAACTAAAGAACATAATAAAAAATGATAAATGCGTATTGCCCAGGCGCGTACTACAACAAAGAGCCCCATCTTACTATAACACCATAATTAACTAAACGAGACGACCACCTCGCACTCGTGGATGTTCACCTTCTTCATGGCGGAGGTTGTGAGCTCACAACGCTTCTTACGAGACGATTTTACAGAGCTAGCACCTACACTGGCAGCGGCAGTAGCAACAGAGATATCGGAGCCTGCGGCAGACCCCGCCCCCGCCGAGCCAGTGGAACTAACACTATTTGTTAGAGATTCAGATGCCCCTGCTGATACTGTGCTGTTTGAACGGGAGTAATGCTCCTTGAGGGTGTTATTCATATCCTTTTCAATTGTTTCACGGTTTGCGAGAACGTAGTCGTAAATCTCCTTTTCAATGAACCAACGGAAGAAGTTGAGTTGTCCTACAGTTGTTACGAAAGGGGTCTGACCACGTGCTTCAAACTGAATACGTTCACGACGGCAGAAGGGGTCAAAGAGTCGCTTTGAATACGCATTGAGCTCACGCTTATAGTTGAAATAAACGAGGAAATGGCGATTCTCCTTTGTAAAGGAGGTATTCATCTTCTTCGCATAGTTGGTCACAAAGTAATCGACCAAACGGAGGCTGATTTCGGAGTTGCCTTGTAGGATTGATAGTAATTTCTCTAGGTTGCCCGGAATAGTATAAAATTCCTGTAGCCATAAAACGACCTGATCTTGTTTACATAGTACGCGCTTCTGGTTTTTGAAGGTAACGGCACGACGCTCCAAACCAACAGGTCCAGCCGGAGTTAGGGAATTCATTAGAATCGGCGTGTGCTCCATCTCGGTCATCGTGTTCTAAGCATAGAAAAAGAACATACATTTTAAACCGTAGCAGAACGAGGTCAATACGTCTGTATAAAATCCACAGATACCTAAGTAGGAAGGGCGAATGTCCGTAACAGTTTTTTTAGCAAATCAGGGGTTCACCCTGCCTGCTACCAATTTTGATGATACACGCCGTGAAGCATACTTTAAAAATCCGGCGGATCCGAAAAACAAGTTATTGCCGGAGGAGGAGAAGATTTTGAGGGCTTTGGGGATTAATAAAGAGAATGCCGATTGTTTGATGCCGTATTTAGGACGTTTCTTCAAGCAGTTACCAAAATGTCAATCGGATGCGAATCTTGTTTTGGCAAAAGACTGCGAAGTTGTACAACATGTATTATGGGAAACGTTGTTTGCGGCACGAGCACGTAGTCAGAAAGCGTACGATGAAAATTGGATGACGAAGAAACCTTGGGCTGATATACAGGTTGCTATCAATAACGAGGTGATTAACGATTTGAAACCGAAGAAGGAAATGCTAAATGATATTGATAGACTATTTACTTTGATACTCAAAGCGGAAATCCCGGTAGCATCTGGGCTGGTTGCGCAGGCACCCGTCGCACCCGTGGCACCCGTCGCACCCGTTGTGCCCGTTGTGCCATCGGCGCCGATGGCTGAGCCATCAAAACCGATTGACGTCAATGATATTTTTACTTTGATAGTACCGAGCAAGATAGATGAAAATCCTCAGCCATTGACTCCATCTCCACCAGGATCTCAAATGGGTCCAGACGAGGCAGGTTCAGCGATTACAGCACCATCGGTAAAGACAGATTCAACAAAGTCTTCATGGTTCACACGGAAGAAGAAGACCCCTTTTACTTCGGCACCGGTTGAGCCGCAACCTGAAGAACCGGCTAAACCATCATGGTTCTCACGATTTACACGAAAGGCAGCGAAGAAGACACCGTTTACAGCGGTACCAAGTGAAACAGTTCAACCAACGGATGCGTTTGAGCAAGAAAATCCTATGCTAGCAAAGGGTCCAACGCCTACATCATCGGATAAGAAGTCACCATTTACAAAGGAGGGAACACAACTTCTTTTCAATACTCCACCAACATCTGAAAATTATGAAGGTCCAGCCAATCAACCTGGAAAGAGCCCATTTACGGCTGGACCAAGCCAGCCAGTTGAACCAACGGATGAATTTCAACAAGAGAATCCTATGTTGGCACGGCGTCCGTCTATTAATCAGGAAGGCAAGAGCCCGTTTACAGCAGGACCTAGACAGGTGCCGATAGGCGGACCTGAACGTGGACCGCCACTCAATGTAATACCTACAGAGGATGATATTAAGAATCAGTGTGAAGGGAAACCGAGACCGACAGAGCGCGAGTTAAATATAGAAGAATTCAAGCGGTCCATGTATTTCTTTTATTCCGTAAAGACCCAAACCGATGTTGATCTACGGACACCCGCCTTGGAGCCGGTAGTAGAATCAAAATTCATCGGTGACTGGCAAAAGGCAATTAAGGGAGCTCGTAATAAACTTACAGCATCCTTAAAATTCCTAGATGTTCCTGCCGATAAATTGGTAGAACTAAATAACTTATATAAGATATTTATTAACGGTGGCGATCGTCCCAGTCCAATTCTAGCGTTTAATTGTAATAAAATAGGAGAGACAGCGGCTGTATTTCTTGAACGATTATATCCAACAATTGAACGAACACCCAGCCAACGCATATATTTATTCCAACACGCTGATTGGCCGGCGGGAACTGGAAGTGATATTACCTTAGAAACCCCTAAGACGGTGAATGGTGTAGATATATCGATTCGCGACAAATCACGCAACGATTATTTTGTAAGCGAAGGAATGCGCCATTTAACAATTCTTACAACGCAAGATATAGATTACAGTGAAAATTACGACTTTGATTATAATATTCAAGGTAAACATATAACCGATTATCTTCTCATGCGCGACCTGTTCGCCAAGAATAAGAATTATGTATTGGATATCAGTCCGCAGTTGATATACTTATTTTACAAGGAGCGTAATCTCCCTCGTCCTACACCTGAGGGGCAGATGATTACTATTCAAGACGCCTTCTTTAAGAATGCCTTTGGCGGCAATCATATACCGCCACAACTCTCAACCGATCCACCAGTTCAGGAACAGATAGATATGGCGTATTATGCAATATGTAATGCTATTACAATAGGTGATGCCAAACCGTACAAGTTTTATTCAAAGCCTATATCTAGCAAGTTACCGGATATCATAGAATGGTTAGAAAACGCAACACCTAAGCAATATCAAACAATAAAGAATTTGATGGCGTGGGCTGTATCGGAAAAGGCGCCCATTGAACAGGCAGCACTTTTGGATCTTTTCAAGTCGGTTGCGAAGAAGCCACAATCGTTTTTCAACAAGATGTTCACCAGGAAAAATAAGAAAAACAAGAATACAGCGACAACAAGGAAGAATAAGGCACGAAATCAGGCACAAAATGAGGCGGCGGAGGTTGAGGCGCTAGCGCAAGCGCAAGCGCTAGCACAAGCACAACCACAAACACAACCACAAACACAACCGGTACAAATGCCTCCTACAGCGATTCGCCCATTACCAAATACACAAGGAATCTCGCCGATTGAGCTCGCACGCCAACAGCAAGCCCCTCAACGTTTATTGTTAGAAGCCCCAGCCGTCCCTGCTAAGAAAGGAAAGAAGGGAATGAATAATACGACTCGGAATAATATACTACGAAAGGCTCAACCGAGACCAGGTTCAGTAGCCGCCGAGTTAGGCATATCACCATCACGAGTGATGCCAACCACCGCAACACAAGTGCCTGTAAAAGCAAGTGCCCCTAGACCAGGTTCAGTTGCCGCAGCACAGGCAGCCGCAACGGCACCCTCAGCGGCACAAGTTTTAGAGCAAGGACGACGGGAATTGAGAGAATTACAAACAGCAGAACCTCCTCCAGATGTGAATGAACCTCCATTGGTGTTGGAAGAGCCGCCGCCAGTCAATCCACCGCAACGACAATGGGCAAATTTCTTCCGTGGACGTCCTGGTCCTTATATTAACAAACCTACTATGTCCCCAGGTGAGGATATAGATTCTATGTTAATCAATGAAGCATCAGAACAGGTGCCAACAACGACAACAACACCAACAACGACACCAAATGTATGGACTGGAACGTCAACGGTATCTGGAGCAACGAATCTAGATGTTAGAACTCCAGAAGAGCAAGCATTGATAAAAGAACGCCTAAATGCCCGTAATGCGAAGACGAGACGTAATGCGGCGACAAGAGGTCGTAATGCTCTAAGAAGAGCCCTCAAAACACGGCGGTTAGAGAACATTCGCCGGCGCGCTACAAATCTACAGCGCGAAGAAGCACGCGAAGAAGAGCCGGTAACAACACCAGTTTTATCAGCAGAAGAGAAGGCTCAGCGACAGAGGAATATTACGGAAGCGAAACAACGCATTCTACAACGTCAAACGAGGGAGCCTTCATTTAAGTCAAAATGGAATAAGATGGCGGATTGGAGAAAACACAAATTTATTCAGCAATTTGCAGATAAAATTGCAGAAAAGAGAATGATGGATGAGGCGCAGGCAATTATTAATGAAGCACGCCGACAGGATACTGCGGTAGCTGCTATAGGACGCAGAGAGCCTACTGCTGAAGAACTTGCGGAGTTGGAGGCATTATAATCCTTAGGGAGCCCGGAATAAAAGATAAAAAAATACATTAACCTAATAATAGAGTATGGCTACATTGTTAGGTTATACAATCGCAAACGATGAAGAAAGCGTAAAACTTCGTCAGGCTTCGCCGGTCGGTTATATACCCAAAGACGAGGAGGCGCTCTTAGAGTTTGGAATTCTTATTCGTAAGAACAACGCTGTCGTTGGTAATACCAATCTTAAACTAAACCCCGAGCAGATTCGCGACTTTTTGAACTGGATTATTGGAAAACGCTTACCTCCTTTGCCTGATTTAGTTCGTAAGTTTTTATGCCTCAAGCGAGCACGTATTGTAAATAGTCAGGCGAGCACCGGTACTAGCTCCGCACTAAGAACAAAGGAGAAACAAATGATTGCGGAGATTGATACTCTTTTACACGACGATGGTGTAGCAAATCCTGAAGATATGGATAAATGTTTAGCGCAGAATGCTGGTAAGTATGATGCCGCAGGTGGGGCAGAGGCAGCATTAGCTGGCGCAAAGAAAGTACCAAAAGAAGCTGCTGGAGGTACGGGTCCTACAGGTCCTACGGGACCTACAGGTCCAAAGGGTAATTCGGTACCATTACAAACTGGTGTAGGTCCGGTTGGTGTAGAAGAACCCGCAAACAAAACCGTTAGTACAAAAGATTCGCACTGTACAACTATTGTAAATTGTGATAGTACCGCGGTGATGGGAGAATTGAAAGAATTAAAAGAGTCGGTAAAAACTATTTTGGAACATTTGAATACGGTTACAACAACTACACCACCGGCACCTCCTACCCCATCGGTTCCACCTACTCCACCCAGTCCATCTGCGTCTGAGCATTCGGTTGCCAGTGATGTTGAACATCTTAAGACTAATACAACGGATTTTAAGGGAATTTTTGACCGTTTGACCCAAATGGAAAGTAAATTACGTGAACTTATTGAATCGTCAACGGTTGTAGAACGATCGGAGAAGGCGGTTGAAGCCGCAACAAGCGCAGACCATACTGAACTCAAGAAACTACTTGAAGAGATTTTAGCGATATTAAAGGGTTCTAAGCCACCTACGGCACCGGAGGCGGCTGTTGTAGAGGAGAAATTAAATGGTGTAAAAGAGAGTACGGAAAATCCTGATATACTTCGTATATTAAAAGCGATTCAGGTACAGGTGAATCAGATTAATGGTGACGATCCTGACAATTCAATTTTAGAAATCGTAAAAAATCTTAAGATACAACTGGGCGAAGTAAAGGAGTCGGTGAATAATAATCCGGCACGTATTATTGAAACAATTAATACCGTTCTACCAGGTGTCAAAGAGGGAATGGATAAATTGGATTCTCAGTTTGAGGCTGTACTGGGTGGAATACGAAATATTCGTAGTAATATCAGTGGTTTAAGCGAAAAAATCCCAGCGGACCGAACGGAGGAGATTTTGGCTGCTATCCGTGCCATTCCTCCTTGCCCAGATTATGGGCAGCAGTTTACTCATATTGATAATTCAATCAAGGCGGTCTATGCTGCTGTACAATTGGTTGCGGGGCAAGAGTATAATCAGCGTTTTGATGAGTTGAATCGTAAGGTGGACGATTTGATGGCGTTGATGCGTAGATGCTGTGGTGAGGGACAACTGGCATTGCCTGCGCCTTCACCTGCGCCTGCGCCTTCACCTGCGCCTTCACCTGCGTCCGTGCCTGCTCTTGGACCCTATGAATTACCACTAACACCACCATTGGCTCTTGAGAATGGTGGCGAGGATGTGTTGGGACCCTTGGCTATTGAGGATGCGCGTAGACGGCGTTTAGTTATTTCAAATAATGAAACTAAAGAACCACAGTTAAGACAACGAGATGAGCAAAGTTCTCGTAGATTATTTGGAGGACCAGAGCGAATCCGCAAAGAACCGACACTTCTTGAGGATGGTAGTGGGTTAAAAACAGTACCTAGCCCGACGAGACGGCGTTTGGTCATTTCAAATAATGAAACTAAAGAACCACAGTTAAGACAACGAGATGAGCAAAGTTCTCGTAAATTATTTGGAGGACCAGAACGAATCCGCAAAGAGCCGGTAATATTAGACGAAGAAGAGGACGAAGAGGACAAAGAGGACGAAGAGGACGAAGAGGAGAAAGAGGAAGAGAAACCAAAGCGAAAACGAATTGTATTGGAGAACAATAATAGTACGAATGTACCAAAAAGAAAAGAAGAGCCAAGTTCTCGTAAATTATTTGAAACGGTAAAGTCTCGTGGATTACCGGCAAGTAGTGATAGCAGCAATAATAACGAAGAGCCACCATTACCTCCAAATAATAACGAAGAGCCACCTCTACCACCATCTAATAACAGCAACGAGGCAGAAGAAGCCGAAGAAGACGAAGAAGACAAAGAAGGCAAAGGAAAGTATAAACGCAAGGAAAAAGAGGCAGAGCCATCCCCATCAACTAAACGCAGTAATTTAGCCATAGGTGTTGGACAAGAAAATCGTTCAATCACCGACTTAACGAAAGGATTGAAAGATGCTGTTATTCGTGAAAAACCATTTGGTAAAAGTATAAATCAAAAGGAAAAACTCAAACAGCTGAAAGAGCTCCAAGCCGCCTATCAAGATGGCGCAGACTATGACGATGTAAAAACGAAGATTGACGAATTTTTGGAGGACTTTAACGACGAAGGTCCATTAAAATCGGCACTTTCGAAAGATATTGATCTAGATGAAGAGCATTTAGCGGCGTACTTGAAAAATCTATTTGATGCGATTGAGGGATTTGAAAAGCCAACAGAGAAGCAAGATAGTTTTAGACAACCTAGAGGCACCCGTAGAGCCATTCAGGCAGCAGAGGCATTCAAAGTAGGAACTAAAAAGAATCCTGCCAATAAAAGAAAATCTAGCCGTTATACAAGAAAGTTACGTAGATGAATATTCTCCTGAAGGCAAAGTATAGTTTTTATAGTGCCCTGGTCTTTTTCTTAGTCGCCAATCCCGAAACCTATAAGATTACTGATTGGATATTTGGCGACGTATTTCCTCCTATAGCGAATAATGCCGGCGCCCCAACCCCCGTTGGCTTATTTCTACATACCATACTTTTCTTCGTGGTCATCCTATCACTGATGATGTTCCCACGCGACTAAAATATCGCCCGGCTAGTTAAGGAGAAAGCGAATGGCGCTAACACGTAAATATCATCCTACTCGTTATTACGCTGGTCTATCAAAGACCCAAAAAGCAAAGCGTTATAAGGAGATTCAACACTTTGGCAAAATCAATTGGCGGTCCCCTAAAGCCTACCAGGGGTTCAAAACGGATAAAGGCGTCAAAACAAAGACCTCGTCGTATGTTGAACAACTCACCCGTAAGTTCAAACAACTCGGCGTAGACCCTAATAAAACGAAGTCCCTCAAGGCGAAGGCGAACGTCACGGGCGTTCCTCTTAAATACCTCAAAGCCAGCTACAACCGAGGTCTCGCCGCCTGGCGCACCGGTCACCGTCCAGGTGCCACCAAGCAGCAGTGGGGATACGCCCGTGTTGCCTCACTACTCGTCTGCGGTAAAACCGCTAAAGGACCCGATTCTGATATTGTTCGAAACGCCAAGAAATCTTCAGCCGGTGCCCGCAAATGGTGGAAGAATTGTTAATCCATTGAAAGGATAATATGTCAGGCGGACCCTTAGCATTAGCACCGTGCGAAGGCACAGCACATGTAGGAGAAACTACGCTTTCACGGTCCGAATTGGATGAGCTGAGACGAATCCTTGAAAGCGATGATGTAGAGAAAAAGGATATTATAAATATCATTAAATCATTAAAAATTACATTAAACAACCAATATGATTTAAATCTGATGAAAGAAGCGGAGGCAGTCATTTCAGGCAAAGGAACTCGTAGAAATACCGTAGGAAGAGCGGTCAATTATCTTCTGACAATTATCAATCGGGTTTTTCCGAAGAGTGTCGGCGGCAAACGCACTCGCCGTCGTCGTCGCCATTCTAGACGCCGTAATTAGCCGGTGCCATCCCATTCTTCCCAGTCAAGTCCTTATTCGCCTGCTCAATGAGCGGAGGAATAAGAGCCATCGCCGCCCGTGAAACAAACCAGCCATTCGTCATATATTTGAACATGCGGTCTTGAAACATCGCCTCTACCCGCACCCAGTGGGTCACCTCATCCCACTCAGGATGAATACGCTTCTGATACTGGTAGCACCGATGGACGTGATAGGAGCAGAGCAAGTCCGCTTGGCGTACGACATGATAGACCCGATTCCATTTACCGTGGTCAGGAAAGACCGGCTTTCCGTCCACCATCTCCGCCTTCAACTTACTATAGGACATCGTCGTGACCATCGCCAAAAGCTCCTCCGCCCGCTCATCTGACCATCCAATACTTGTTAGAAATCCCAGGATATGGTGTGATGCTTCTACAACATCCACGTACTTCTTATCTACACAGTCGTGAAGAGCGGCAGCGTAACGTGCCATCTCCTTCTCGTCTTCGTTAAATGACCAATCCATCAACTTCTCAACAAACCCAACACAATCACGAGAATGAGTTACATCGTGACTAGGGTCTATATTATGTTCTTTACAGAAATCGTCAATAAATGTGTATAGTATGTCCATTTTTGGCATCTCTAACACACCAGGCATCGTTCTCAATTTTTTCTACAATACTAAAGTAAGAATGAGCCAACTGTTTAACAATAATCCAAGGGGGCATCCCAGACTTAAAACGCTAGGATACGGCACGGAGGAAAAGGCACTCAATTCCGTTAAGAAACTTAAGCAGTTCCCTAAGGCGTATCAACATCAAGCCGCAACTACGATGTATTATAGGGCGAAATATCACGCAAATCAGACCCGTAATATGCGTAAGGCAATGAAGGTATATAGTAAGTTTCTAAAGACCCTGAAGAACAAACCCCACAAAAAGTGAACACCCATTTATAAATACTACCATTGAGTAAAATGGCGGTATTTATAAAGAAAGTAAGCCCTGCTACAATAGAGAATGAAGCAGAACTTCAAAATGTAGCGGCGTCTTATGAATTTGCTCCGAAAGTCTACTTAGTTACGGAGGACGAAATTCATATGGAGAACCTACAGGAGATGTGTATTGCCGATAAGTATGGTGAAGACCCTAAAGATATTCCGCCTCGTATTTGGGTCTCTATTCGTACTATAATTCATACCTTATATTACAGAGAAGGTATTGAATATATTGATATTACACCGTATAATTTCGTTGAAAAGGATGGAAAGGTGTATATTATTGACTTTGGACACGCTAGTTATTACAAGTCCAAAGAGACGATGAACTGGTTCGTCAAGCAGTTTCTAGAGGACGGTGTCAATGAATGGAATCCAGATTTCAAGTAGCCGCGGATTTCCGTATGAGTGCTTTAATATATAAATCGTACGCTTTTTGTTTACTAATAAATCCGTAGGTTTTGGACCACCGATCTGGAACATTCGCTTTATACGTTGAGAAAAACGTCTCAATCTTCTGTTTGATATCTTCGCTGAGAAGACTAATATCCCCCATTGTTCCATAATCTTCCCCAAGGACGCATAGAACCTTTTCGTCCATTCCGTGCTCGTCCTCCATAACTAACGCACCAATAATATGGACCTGATACGTTGTATCATTCTTAATATCATTACTATCGCGAATAATCAATACATCGAGTTCATCTCCATCTGAGCCGAGCGTACCTTGGAAAAAGCCGTACGCAAATGGATATGGATGACTTGCCGGCATTTCACGGTCTATCACAAGTTTTCCTGCGCTCTTATCATATTCATATTTGATAAGACCGCCCTTTTCAATTTCAATATATACAGGAAACGCAGGATCCATTGGCACAATGGTTTATATGTATACTAATAAAAACGTTTTAGATACCCCGTAAAAATTGATCCAGCGCAGGTTATAATAATCCTATGTAACAAGTAAAATGGGCTTTGATCTCAACATTCACGCCGATCTAATGATTTGTTCGGATACAGGAAAGCCTTATTACTATAGTGACGATAATCGTAGTTCATTTACGCGCATTTACGATTTATCCAAACTCATAGTTCCAAAGGACTATCGTCGGTTTCTTAACCAACGAGGCTTAATCTTTCACGCCTATACAACAAATGTCTTTGAGAACTATAATATAATTGATGTAAGTATCACCGACTTTCTAAAAAAGTATCCGTCGTGGGAGAATGTGAAGAAGTTTGATGAGGAGTGTATCTACTGGACAGAAAAGGACCACGACGAATTTAAGAAGGCGCTAGAATGGTTTAGCAACGATTGTATTCAGTATCGGATTTGTTGGTCATATTAATTCGGACGAATAAGTAAGATGGAACGGCTAAGAGACGCCGTAATAAGAATCGGCGAAGAGGAACTCATCAATTGTGTTCTCGTTCAAGCCGGTGTAAGAAACGCTTTTTTACTTCAGTATATTGACTATGGGGAAAACTCACCATACGACCCAGAATCAAGCCGAAAACTCGCAGGAATACGAAAGTATTTTCCTGATTTGAAGCATTCGGACTCTGTACAAGGTATGATTATCTCCAAAAACCGGTATACGTTGGACGAGAGTTATAACGAGATAGATATGGGCAAAATTCTTGGATTTCCGTGTGCCGAAGAGTTTGATTATATTTTGAATCACGAGAATGAACCATCGGTGTTCATACAAATTATTGCTCATTTGAAATCTGGGGGAGATGAGGACAAAGTCCAAATTATGGTCTATCGGTGCCGAGATATAACTCATTTTCCTGAAGCACAAGCATTTGCGAAAGAAGCCGAACGGGTGTTGAAAAAGGACCCGCTCGTTGGACCAATTATTGAACGTATTGAGGCGACGAAAACTATACGATTTGAAGAGTCTAGAAGAGTGAACCGAACCAAGTCATTTCGTAAGCGCGCGAGGTCCCGTCGTCGCTCTCGGGCGTCTCGAACACGAAAGGTAAACCAGGGGCGGCGATAGACGCCTCTTTACAAAACACCGCCAGTTCATCCTCACCGATTTTGCCCTCTCCGATGTTGGCGTGACGGTCTACATGGGCGCAGCACGCCGTCAATGAGTCGTTGAGATGAATCACGCCGACATTGGACCAGCCAATTTTCTCACCAATCAACGCCGCCAATCCCGTCATCTTATAGCCGCAGGCAAAGACGTGACAGGTATCTACGCAGCAGCCGAATGTATCAGCGCCATACACACCGACCAAGTCCTGAATAAAGGCACCGAACACGCCCAAATCACGAGCGACTTCGGTACCCTGACCTGCGCAGGTTTCAAGAAGCAAACGGCAGCAAGGAACGCCGCTATCACGTGCGGCGTCCAAGACCGCGCAGAAGAAGCCCCGCATACGACGGAGACCCTCGGCTTCCCCCATTTTGAGGGATTTACCGACGTGAATGACTACTCCTCGTGCGCCCATACTGGCGCCCTTCTGGAGGAGGTTGATGACGAGCGAAACGAGACGCTTCCAGCCGCTAGTATCATCGCCCGCCGTATCGGACCAAGAGCATGGATTGATGATATAGGGCGCATGAATGAAGAGGCGAACATTAAGTTTTGTGACCGTCGCACGAACCGAATCACACGTTGCCGGCGTCCACGCACAGTGGGCGAACGATTTCGGCGACGCGGCAAATATCTGCGCAGCGGAGAAGGAAGGAAGTTTACCATGGAGGGAATGAAGAAAGGAGGAAAAGCCG